TGAAGGCGCAGCTTAAGTCCGACAACTGGCTCATGCTCCAGCTCCACATCTGCAAGGAGCTGGGGCTGACCCTATCCGAGCTACGCCACCGGATGACCGACGAAGAAATCCTGCTCTGGAGCGTCTTCTTCGAGATCCTGAACGACCAACAAGACGAAGCAATCCGCAAAGCCAAGCGGCGTTAGACTGTATCAGAGATAGTGTACTACTGCCGTGGCCGCCTATAACGCTGAAATTCGTATAGGCGTAACAGGTCAACGCGACCTAGAGCAACTGCGCTCGTCTATTACCCAAGTAAACACTGCAGTAGATTCATTAAATAGAACTAGATTAAATGCTGGCGGAATAACTCAAAGTCTTAGTAATCTTCAAGACCAGTTAGCACGTGCTGCGCGTGGTTTAGCTGACGTACAACTTGGCAGTGAAGGTCTAACAGGAGCCCTACGAAACTATGTAAATGCCTTGGGGGCCGCTAATACAGCTCAAAGAGATCGTAACCGTTTAATAGATGAAGAAATCCGCAGTAGGCAAGGTCTTCAATCACTCCAGGACCGCGAACTGGAATATTGGAGGCGCCGAAATGCTGTTCAATCAGGACGCTTTCGCCAGCAACAACTAGAAGAAGAAACTGCCGCAACTCAGAGACTTGCTGCCGAATTAGAAGATGCCAATCGTGCTTGGCAGATGTTTGAACACTTAGGCAAATTACAGCATACTCAAGAGCTCGAAAGTGCCGCCGGAGCTTTTGAAAAGTTCAAAAATGAGACAATAGCAGGAAACAATGCCTTAGAACGACGTATACAGTTATCAAATCAACTGGGGCGTATACAGCAATCCGTAAACGCAACGCAAGAGCGTCTTAGCGTAGATAATTCCGCTGCAATGATGCGCCAAGCCAACATGGCGCGTATGTACCGGGAACAAAATCCCGTGGGGAACACACCTCTACTGCCTTATGGTGACCCCACGCTAGCGGCAATCCGTGGCGGAGCTAGACGTGTAGGTAGCCAGCGCGAAATAGCGGGCGGAGCGCGTACTCAAGACGAAGCTGCTGCGACTCTACGTTGGGCCCAAGCCACACAGCAGCTGATAGCACCGTTGAATCAAGTAGACGCAATATTGAGGGGTATAGCACAGGAAACTGCAAGAATTTCATCAACTCCACTGCTTCCAAGCAGTGAAATGCTTAACGCAGGTGGACGAAGAATACAACGCCTTCAACCTACATTATTAGGTCCTGGTACAGCAGCAGGCGAAGCAAGTTTTAGAGGAGCACAACGCAGTCAGGCAGAGCAAACTGCCGCTGCATCTGCAAGGGCAAGTCGCTCCGAATCCTTAGCCCTCGGCGTCGGCTTTCCACTGATGTTTGGCGCTGGCCCTGGGATGCTGGCCGGGTCTTTAGCTGGCTCGTTTATTGGTTCTGGCTTTGGCGGCCAAATTTTGCTTGGTGGTTTGGGCCAAAAACTTGATGAATTGGGTCAAACCGCCATAGCAACTGCAACTGCTATGCTCGACCCTATCGCAGGTTTTGAAAAGATAAAAGAAGCAGGGTTACTAGCCAGTAAGAGTCAAGAATTTTACATTCAAAAATTGATTGAAGCTGGGCGTACAGCCGAAGCTACGGCTGCAATTCAAAACGAGATTGTAAAAAAAGTTGGTGTATCTGGTGTAAACGATTTAAATAAACTGGCTGCAGCTTCCGACAAATACAACAGAACTTTAGCTGAAGCCAGTCTACAGCTTCAAGTTGCTTTAGCTGGTCCGCTAAAGGGATTACTGGAGTGGGTCACAAATATAACAGCTCAAGCAGGAGCGGGTCTTAATGAAATGAACCGGCGCAATGCCATTGAACAGGGGTTAAGTCCTGCTGCTAGAAAAGAGTTAGAGCAAAGAAAACAAAAACTTACTCAAACCACCAGCCCTCTTACGCTTAGTCAAGAGTTTACACAACTATACACTGAATACCAATCAAGAGTAAAGCAACAGAGTATACAAGGAACTGCACTGGATCCGGCCACTCGGGAGAGCCAGAAAAAAGCGGCTGAACAAACTGCCGACACAATTAAAGATGCGTACCGAACAGGATTTAAATTACAGCAACAAGCTGCAGATTTACAGCGGCAGGGAACCGACCTACAGCGGCGTGTTGCTGAAGATATTTACAACAAACAACAAGAAATACTGCGCCTACAAGTAGATAACGACCGCCAACGCAAACAGGTTGCGATTGAGATTGTTGATCTTGAATACAGACGCCGCATTTCCAATGAAGAGGGTCGCGTTGCAGCGGTACTAGAAGCGGAAGCGGCGCTTATGAAGACTAAAGCAGAGGGGGAAGCAACCATTGAGTCTAAGAGGCGTCTACTGGAACTAGATATTGACAAGCAAAAACGCGAAACAGAAAACTACATTTTTGAACTGGGGCGTACTATTGATGGCATCCGTCGCGCAACGCTTAATTATGAAATGGACGTTGCGGACTACCGCCTAAAGATCGAACGTCAGATAGGCGAACAGCGCCGCATCGAAGAAGCTGGGCAAGCTGTTGGAGCACCAACAGGTGGGAATAAAGCACTCACAACTGGTCAGACAATAGATAAGAGTGTATTAAGAGACTGGTTAATTAAGCAAGGCTTTGGACGCACTACAGGCGACTTTACTAATAGGGGGCACGCCACGCCAAATCACATGCTAAATGCAATGGATATGGGGATTCTTGGAGGCAGTGATGCGGAAGCTTTAAGAAAAACAAAAGCAATGGAGGCAAAATTAGCTGCTACTGGCGCGTTTGGCAGTAAATTGTACGGACCCACGAGAGATCCTTACGGACACGGTGCAGGCAAGGGTGGTCAGAATATTCATTTACATATCCCAACACCCGGCGGAAAAGTAAAAGTAACCCCAGGTTTATCAAAACTTATGGGCGCAGGGGGTTCAATGGAGGCACAACTACAAAACGCTGTAGGTCAACCAGTAACTCGCCCCAGCGTAGGAACGCCTGATCTCAGCGGAGTGGAGGCAACAAGAATAAAAATGGGCAAACAAGACGCTCAAATACGCAGAGAAGCTTTAAGCATTGAACAACAACTCCAGAACTTACGAGAACAGGGAGCCCTGGATCGTTTGGCAGAAGTAACCAGGGGCAGTAAAGATATACAACAACGTGAATACGCGCTTACTTATGCAAAAGCCGAACTGGCCACAGTTGGCGCCACTAGCCAAGACAGACAAGAACTTTTAGCGTTTGAAGCTCAAAGTGCTGTGAAACTTAAACTAAAAGAAGAAGAAAACCTTAAAATATCTAACCAGATTAAAGCTAATGATGCTTTAACTAAAGAACAAAAAACGTATGTACTAGGAAAAGTACAGGAAGCGTTAGATATTACCAAACAACAAATTGCGCTAGATAAGGAAGCCTTAGTTATTGCACAGCAAACCCGCTTTGAAAAAGAACAAGCGGCACTTCAAGCACAGCTTGGAGTAACCGGTACTGGGTTACGTGCCGGGTTTATAGGTCAAGCAGGCCAAGCATTCGAGTCTGAAATGCTTAAGAGTGGCGACTCAGCAAAAGCTGCCATGCTGGCAGAGCAAACTCAAGCGCTGGAACTAGCGACCACCAAAGCTCGCGCACTGGAAAGTGCTTACCAAGCCATTGGCACCGCAATGGCCACGACGCTAACAGAAGGCGTTGCTGGATTGGTTGCGGGTACTACCACTGCACAGCAAGTATTTTCCGATTTCCTAAAAGGCATCGGTGATGCGTTAATGAAGGCCGCTCAACAAATGATTGCACAATATCTAGCAATCGCAGCTGCACGGGCGCTTGCTGGCTTATTTGGCGGTGGATCGCTTGGCGGAGGTGGAGCAGGTGGTGCAGCCGATGGATCTGGATTTGGGGCCACAGCATTTGGTGGTGGCGGAACCTTTGGGTCTCAAGGATTCCAAATGCCCAGCATCCTTGGCCGTGCAGTAGGTGGTCCCGTCACCGGCAACACCCCATACATGGTTGGCGAGCGGGGCCCCGAGCTGTTTGTGCCCGGCTCCAGCGGCACTATCGTGCCTGCCAATACCACTGCAAGCCTGCGCGAGTCAATGGGCGCACCATCCGGTAACGGCAGCGGCAGTCCGGTACTTAATATGACGTTTGAAACCACCAAGATTGCTGGAACGGAATACGTCAGCCGCGAGCAGCTCGAAGCGGCAATGCTGCAAACCCGCCGTCAAGCCTCCGCCGATGGCGCTAAGCGCGGCATGTCAATGACATTGGATAAACTACAGCAGTCCCCACAAACCCGCAGCCGCGTTGGTATTGGTTGATGGCATCATTCCCCGCCTACATCCCAACCAGCCGCAACTTCACGCCTGGCACGTACCCACAAAAGGCATACCGGTCGATGGCTGGTATCGTTACAAAGCGCACGTTTGGCAATAGGCCAAGCCAAGCCAAGCTAGACCTAGAGTTTCAGAATGTAAACGATACCACTGCCGCTGCGATTATCAGCCATTACCGCGCACAAACCGCCGCCAACCGCCGCTTTAACGTAACTGCAACCACTATGGCTGGCTTAGACACATCACTGCTGGTGCTGGCCAACGGGTCATCTGACACCTTGCGCTGGGAATATGCAAACCCACCGGAGGTGCAGTCCGTGCGTCCTGGTAAATCAAGCATCACGGTTTCGTTGATTGGTGAGATCCGCGACCCAGCAACGGACGACTTATGACCTTAGACATCCGCATCTGCCAGTTTTTTAACCTATTAACAGCCACAGGTTCTAGGCACCTATACCAAAATTATTTTGCATACCAAACCAAAGACTATGGCAATTTACAGTACAACTTTGCGGGCTTTCGCGCTGAAGGCGCTGTTGCATCACTTAACGGCGAAAACAACGTTCTGCAAGTCTTGTTCCCAAATATCGAGTTTGCAGTGCGGCTGCTCAACGAAGGCAACGGCAACCGCCTTAGCACACTGACGTTAACCACGCAATGGTTGACCGCTGATGATGCATTTACAACCAGCAGCCAGACCGAGTATTACATTGGGATTGGTGCGTCATTAAGCGAGACCACAATCGAACTGCGGTTTCGTTCGTCAATTGATAGCGTGTCATCAAACTTTCCAAGCCGTACACTAACCCGTGAGCTGGTAGGCCCATTGCCGCTGGACTCCCAGCTGAATTTACGATGAACACCAACGACCTAATCGGACTCACATACGGCTGGGGCCATGCGCCATTAGATGGCAGCGGCAAAACCGACTGCTTCCAGCTGGTATGTGAAGTCCGCTCTAGGCTTGGTCTTACGGATTACACCGACCGATTTGACTGGGTTTATAGCGCATACACGGAGCGGACATTCCCACGTGGCAAGATCGCCCGATGGTTACTGCAGCATGGCCGTAGACTTAATGCACCAATGCCAGGCGCCGTGGCGTTACTACAAGGCAGCGCTGGTGCGGCACTCGGCAGTGCACTAGGTGACGGCAGCACACTATTCATCAGCCCCAACCAAAACGTAGTACGGGCGCATTTGCCAGCTGGCACCGGGTATCATTTTTGGATGGACAAATGACGCGCAAACTGCTGCCATATGAATATTCGCTGATTGAGCACTTAGGTGTTAGCAAAGAAGAGTACCTAGAGTTTTTAGCGTTACAACTTGCATATAACGACCCAAAGGAAGGTACTGTTTTTGATGTTCGCAATGACCCAGTAAGCGCTACAATCGCAATCGTTGGCATTATATTCAGCGCTATATCGGTAGCTTTAGCGCCAAAGCCACAGATCACGCAGCCACGTGGTGTGGCCCTTGCGCCAACACCGACCCAAGCTGGCCCTGTAGTTGCGCAGGGTGTCGGCGGCCAAGCGCAAACCCGTGAGCAACGATTTTCGCCGCGCTTTGGTTTTAACGGCCAACAAGACCTTGCCAAATATGGCGACCCAGTAAACCTTATCTACACTGACATCAACATAAACCCTAGCGGTGGTGTTCGAGCTGGCACGTCACTGGTGTGGTCGGCAGTACGTAGCTTTGGCTCCACTCAGTTTGTGCAGCTGATGATGGCACTAGGCGCTGGTGGCATCGAAGGCGTAAGTGTGGCTAAGTCGGCATTCGGTCAAACCACCATCGAGGACTTGGTAAGCCAAAATAAATGGCTATATGTATCACCGCAAGCGACTGGATTTCTTAAGTGGATGGATGAAACATCCATGCAATCCGAATCAGATCCTACATTTTATGGCAGTGCAAATAGCAATCCATATCGGCTGCAACTGACCGCAGAAAATGTGCGCGTTGATGGCTTCAGCCAAGCGTATTCACCAGCATCACAAAATTCCTTTGGCTTTTATGGTGTTGTCCCAATCAATTCGCTGGTGTACCAACGCAATGCAAGTGGGGCTAAAGAATCAGCAATATTAGGCATTACTTCCACCTGGAACTGGAAAACGCTCGAAGCCGTAGCAGTTGGCTTTGAAATGACGGTAACCATCACGTCTACCAAGCCTGATGTAGGTGACGTTGAAACACAAGCGCAAGAAACCCGCCGCGCATTATCCAGCACATTTGACGACAGCGGCATTTTTAAACTTGGATCTGCCTTATTCCGAGTTCAATCCATTAACACTGGATCGCCCGATGAAGGCGACATGGTAATAAAACTCAAGTGCATCGAAGCTGGCAATGCACCTAGTGCTGGCTATACAGCTGTCTCGCTAGGAGACGCGGCAGCAGAATACCGCAGGTCAATTACAAGCACCGCAGAATACATAAATGCAACCAACATTGTAAATGCGCTGCAAAGTGAAGATGAGCGCGTTGGTTATAATTTTGTATACACCGGCGTGGGACCAGGAGGTGAAGCCGGTCCTTATGGCGAATACGTTCCAGTGGCTTATACATCAGATAATATAATAAACGGCACTAATGTAAGCGCGGACATTCAAGCTGGTTACAATGTTTACCCGAACGGCCCAGATGGCCCGGCAGAGTTTATCTCCTACTCTGGACCTGGTATTTACAAAACTGCATACCGTGAACAATACGGTGAAGACGGAAGTCCGTATCCAGTAGCTTCCGGTTATTATTTTACACGTTACGCTACGGATACTGAAAAAGCAGCCTATAGCTTTTTACTGCAACAAAATGCACGACTTCCTAATTACAGATCAGAAGTTTATTACTACACCAAAGCACTGGCGCGTGTTGAAACT